TGTGCCTGTTTCATACCCTCTATGAGCCTTTCAAAGCGTTCCTGTGCCTGTCTGTCAATGTCGGCAAGGTAAGCGTTAAGTCTGCCGCTTGTAAGAAGATTGGTGTATGTAACTTTGCAGTGATGCTTCAGATAATCCAAATGCCGCTGTCCCCAGATGCCTATCGGCTGTTCTTCTTCGGCGGGTACAGTTAAGCACGGTATTAAATAATCGCCTTGCCTTTCGTATTTGCCGCCCATTTCCTCAAAAATTGTCTTTGCCATTGTCTGTTACCTCCACATTCTTTTTTATTTTGAATGTCCGCAAAATCCGTCCTACATCCATTGGAGCTTATGACCGTTCTCATAATTTACGGAATTGACAATAAAGTGCGTGTGTATATGCCCTTTGTCTATATGCGTGGCTATCAGAACTTCATGCCCTTTCCATGCCTTTGTATGCTCTGCCAGCTCGACAGCGTTCTTGTGAGCCTGCTCCGGGGTTATTTCCTCGTCCTCATGGTAGGATTGCACATAATGCTTACGTTTGCTTTATAAATCTACCTCAGTTCCTTCCAGTAAACAAACGGTTATTTCACCATCAAGTCCTATCTTGATATGGTCTAGCACTCGGCACATATCTGAGGGGTTGAAGTCTATCTGCTCCTGCCTAAGCAGGTCACTCAATGCCATGCTGTAGTGCTTATCCAGTAGGCGATTCTCTGCTAAGATTTTCTCCCACTTGCCATCAAGCAAATCAATGTTCTCGCTTAGTAGCTCTAATGCCTTTAGAAAAATCTGCTCGAGTGTCGCCTCATCCAAATGGCTACTGTAACACCCTTCAACACCCTTTATGCGATAGCGGTTGTTACATTGCCAAACTTTACGTTTCCCTCGGCTGGTTGCCCAATTCTTCCGTCCAAATGCTGACCCGCAGGCTCCGCAGAACACCTTGGTGGTAAATGGGTTGTCCTCACTCTGCATGATATAAGATTTGAGCTGATGCTCATCTCGGTAGGTTTTGCGTCTAGCCATTTCCAGTTGAACAGTCTCCCAAGTCTCCTCATCAATAATGGCCTCATGGCTATTTTCTACATAGTATTGGTTAACCTGACCGTCATTTTGAACTCGTTTCTTAGTCAGAAAATCAACGGTAAAAGTCTTTTGCAATAAGGCATCACCCTTGTACTTTTCATTTTGAAGCATTTTCTGTATAGCACTTGGATACCAATTTGCCTTTCCTGTCCAACCAGGTATTTCATTGTCATTCAAATACTTAGCAATGGATTCAGGACTGTACCCCTCTAAGAATTTCTCGTATATGAATTTAACAGTTTCAGCTTGCTGAGGGTTAATGATAAGCCTACCATTCTCATCCTTGTCATAACCCATGAACTTTGTGGTATTCACGCGCACCTCACCACGTTCAAACTTTTTACGAATTCCCCACGTCGCATTCTCTGAGATCGAGCGTGACTCATCCTGTGCTAAGGAAGAAAGGATTGTAAGGAGAACTTCACCTTTGGAATCTAGGCTGTCAATATTCTCCTTCTCAAAAGTCACACCAACACCAAGTTCTTTCAACTCTCGGACGTATTTTATACAATCAAGGGTGTTTCTTGCAAAGCGACTGATCGACTTTACCAAAATCCTATCCACCTTACCAGCCCTACAATCTTGTATCAAGCGGTTAAAAGCATCACGTTTTTTGGTATTAGTTGCTGAGATGCCCTCATCCGCATAGATGTCAACTAACTCATAGTCCTCGTGTTTGGAGATATAATCTCGGTAATAATTAACTTGGTTTTCATAACTTGATAGCTGTTCGTCTTGGTCGGTGGACACTCGGCAATATGCGGCTACATTGACTTTCTTTCTGACCTGATGTTGAACGCTGGTCTGCACTTTCTTGGCCGGAATAACTGTAATACTTTTCCCCATCTCTATCCCTTTCTATCACTTTTACTGGCGAGGTTACTGTCCAATTTGAGATATCTACTTCTGGCACACGCATCCCTTGACAAGCTGCTTTTCCTTCCTTAATGTATTTGGAACAGCACCAAACAATTTTTTTCTTGTAAGAAACTTGTCTCTTTAGAGTCGAACCACAATGCTGACACTTTAATAACCCCGTAAATTTATAGGTTTTGTTTCTACCTTGTTGCCATCTTCTACTGTTTAGTTTTACCTGGACTGCTTGCCAATCTTCCATTGAAATAATAGCTTCATGATTATCCTCTATCAGGTATTGTTCGAGTTCCCCCTGATTCAATTTTTTAGGACCATTCACACCATCGTGAAAATACTTCTGCAATAAGACCGAACCGTTGTATTTTTCATTGCTTAACATTTGACGGATTGTGGTGTCATGCCATTTAGCACCTGTAACCGTCGCAACTCCCTTTTCATTTAACAGTTTGGCAATACGATGAGTACCATACCCTTCAAGGTAAAGTGCAAATATTTTTCTGACTATCAAAGCTTCTTCTGGATTGATAATCAACTCACCATTCTCGTCTATATCATATCCTAAGAATCGCTTGGTGTTAATGACTAGCTCTCCTCGTTGAAACTTCTTTTGAAATGCCCAACGTTGATTGCCACTCATACTCCTCAACTCGTCCTCAGCAATACTAGCTAATACTGAAAGCATCACTTCCCCTTCACTAGAAAGGGTATGAATGTTTTGTTCCTCAAAGAAAATGTCTACTCCTATTGCCTTCAGTTCACGACTAATTTCAAGAACTGTAACCGTGTTTCTAGCAAATCGAGCAATTGACTTGGTATGAATAATATCAATCATACCTTTACGACAATTTTCAATCATGGCTTGAAAATTTGGACGATTATCCTTAGAACCAGATATACCTCTGTCATGATAAACACCTACAAAATCAATATCGTCTCTATTGGAATACAGGTTTTCAAAATAATGTTTCTGATTTTCTAACGATTCTAACTGACTTCCATTAGTCGTCGAAACTCGAATGTAGGCACAGATCCTCTGCTTGTGTTTTTGTTTATTGACTCTAATCTTTTTTACGGACATTTACTCTCCTTCCTATGTAATGGCACACTATATATCACTCTAAAGGGAAAATAAGTCAAGTTATCAGACAAACTAATTCGACCTGATAAATTTATGCCAAAGTTCATGGAATACAAATATTCCTCCTACCTTACTAGGTAGGTTTGGGAGTAATTTTTCCGCACTTATTGAAAAAAAAAGCAAAAAAATAAAGCCTGATGTTCCCACCAGGCTTAAGACTTAATTATGATATTCTAAACCAACCTACAACTTTACCGAGTTTAACTGTTCCAGTAGAATCGTAGAGTGAGCCATCCGCCATCCATTGCCGTTTCACACGACGAGTAATTCCACCGCCACCAATTTCTAATTGGTCATTGATACCGTTCTTATTATAGTCAGAATATCCATCAATATTCTGTTCCACACCATCAATACTTTTTCCGTCAGAATCTGTCACACAGACACCAATATGCCCATAGACCAAACCATCTGTCTCAATGACATAAAAATCACCTGCTTTAGGATTCACACCCCAAGCATCGTAGATTACTTGGAAACCATTTGATTTTGCTTTCTTCAAACAATCAATGGCATTTGTATAGGACATATTCTTGTCCGTAAGCTCTTGAACAATCTTATCCACCAAGGCAACACACTGTCCACCATAAGGGTTAGATGGAACGGTCACCTTTTGACCGACCTTGGATAATGCTGACGCAACCACACGACTGGCAACACTGGTTGGAATAGCGGTTGTTGTCCTTGAAGCTGTGTTAACCTTGAGTGTTTGCCCAACTTTCAGGATATCCGACTTCTTCAAACCATTCACCGCAAGTAGGGCATCTACTGTTAAACCAAACTTCCGAGCGATTCCATAATACGTATCGCCTTTCTGTGCTTGATAGGTCTGCTCACTATGGCCTTTAGTTGTTCCTTCTACATCCTGCTCAAGCACCCATGACTTGATTCCATCAAGTAGATAAGCTCTCTTACTGTTGGACTGGTGAATATTCTTCACTTGAAGGATTTTGTAGGTGCGCCCCTTGACCCAGTTGGCGATTTTCTGACCAGTCTGATAATGAGTCGCATGAGGCAACACCCTAAGACTATCACCAACAAGATAGACTGGTTTTGAAGGAGTTCCTGAACTCCCAACGGTTGAACTGGGTGTCGAGGGAACTATGGTCTTGACCTCAACTCCTGTTATTGCTGACACAAGACCTCTCGCAATATCCTCTTTCTTGTTCTCAAAAATCGCCATATCTTGTTCATTATCGATGAAAGCAATCTCCACCAAACGATAGGTGTATCCACGACTTGCTGCTTGATTGGCATTATATAGCCAATCTACCTTCTTAATGCCACGATTTTGGAAATAGTGTGAAAGGAGAGACAGGATAGCCATATCTTCCTTATCTGCTTCTAAGGAAGATTGAATCAAGACTTCTGTACCTTTAGCACTTCCATTAAAGGCATTGAAGTGCAATTCAGTAATCGAGTCGTATCCCTTACCAATACTAGTAATACTCCGATAATCATAAACATTTTGTTCGGTAATAAAATCAATTCGCTGTCCACTGTACTTAGACATTAACTTGGCTAATTCTCGAACCTTTCCTGCTTCTGTGATACCTAGTTTGGCATTCACTGCTCCAGGATCATAGCTTGTTCGCCCTTGGCCATGACCACAAATGACTAGATGTTTTCCCATATCTTCTCACCTCTCGTTGATTTGTTTTAAGATTGCTTGTAGTTTCTCAGGTATTGGTAAACCAATTCGAACGGTATTTTCTAGAATACTTAACCCCTCATTACTGAGATAAAAGAAAATGACCATGGTTCGAATTGTTCCACCCTGCTTGATGATTGCAGTATCAATCAGATGACCTAGTGAAACTAAAAATAAAATGGCTATCTTTTTAAAGATGCCACGAAAACCGATACTACTTGACAATTGTTTCTCTACAACTGCCGCAAAAATTCCTGTTAGATAGTCAATAATAATGAAGACAAGTAGGGCATATAAGATACCATCCAACTCTCCAAATAGACTACCAATCAAGCCTCCAATCATGGAAAATAAAATCTTATTAAGAGTTAACAGTTCCTTCATCGGTCACCTCACTTTCTACTGGGCCTTCCTGCACAATGGTAGGGTCTGACCAATCCGGTTGACCGTTCTCATCAAACCGCATCAGATAAAAACATTCATGAAATAAATCAGAAAGATTCAGAGTTAATGTGGTACTACCCCACTGATTAAACGCCCAAACTGTTTCTGTTGTAACCAACTGCCGCCTTCCATTTTTAATGGCAGGTCGCCTTACTTCTTCAAGATACATGTAAAAATCCTGCTCTGCTGTCTTACAACGAATGAACTCTCCATTCTTACGCATGTAAGCGAGAGCTGTCTCCAAATCAAATGGTTCTGTTACTTTGTCAATATTGAGAAGTGCCATGATAACTATTCTCCTTTCCTTTCTTCAGGTTTTGTCTGAACTTCTAATAGCTCAGTCAATTCCTGTTTTTCTTTACGCAATAGGCTAAGTTCCTCATCCCTTTCCACCAATTGGATGGCAATGAGGTTCTTAGCGGTAATCTCATCAGATAGCTTGGAGACAAGCTCCTGGATGGTTAATTTTAATGATTGGTTGATTTGTTCTAGATTCATCTGTGAACTCCTTTATTTAATCGTATCCCATGTCAAGATGACGTCACCTCGACCTGTGATGTTTACTAAGTGTTTAAAATTGTGATTGAATTGATGAAGTACGTCTTTCAAGCTGACATAGGTTGTCCCATTTCGATAGATGCGGATATCTCCGATATTCAAAATAGAACTTGGTCGGTCAGATGCTTTAAAAGCATCAATACTCAGTCGGTTAGGCAACGTTACAATCTCCCACCCATCTGGATTGGTATATGGAGCACTAGCTAAACGTACTTTATCACCTACCACATCAATTTGGTCAGTATCAGTACCGTTCCATGCTCTAATCCCTACAAAGCCACCGTCATTGGCATTCCAGTTGTTCCATCGATTGGAACCGATAATGGTTACACCACATGGCTTGCCGTTTGAGGTACCTGTTTCAAATGAAACCCACTGGTGAGGATAACCACTAACCTCACGAGAAATGGATGGAGAGTTTGTAAAGAACTTGATGTTTCCAAGTGACAGATTGATTTTCATGGCTCCGTTGATTGCTGACAAGATACCACCAGAAATGTTGTTGGCAGATAGTGTTACTGACTGCACTTGGGTTATAAAGGCTGATTTGGCAAATAACTGCTTAAGATAGGCTTCTGTTGCCATAAACTTGGTAAAGAAAGCTTGGTCAACCTTTAACTTATCCGCAGTGATTGCTTCTGCTCCAATTCGAGCTGCAGAGATAATACCTGTCGTAATCTTTCCTGCATCAAGACTGGCAATCTTACCGCTCGCAATTACTCCATCTTGGATATAGGTTGTGCCTGTAATTTGGACGAGTTTTCCATCAATCTTGACTGTGCCATCCTTATTGAGATTGAGCTGACTCAGGACTGTTCCTGCACTGGTCAGATTTCGAACCGACCACGCCCCTGCAAGTGTTGAAACCTGAGTTTGAATGGCATTAACTGCCGCCGTTGTCGCTCGACTTGTTTCTAGATTGCCCACTCGTGTCACAATCCCATTAGCCGTTTGGACAACCTGACTGATTTGATTGGTGTGATCTCCAATTGTTCGAGTATGACTACTTACAGTATCCCGCACTTCATGAAAGGCGGTTACCGTCGTAAAGTCGTCTAATGACGGTGTCCAGTAGTCTGGAAAAATATCACCAGTTGATACCATTAAGGCTCTCACATGGAACTTACCAGTTTTAACCCCATCAACTCTGACTTGAAGTTCAAATCCTTTAGAGTGTTGGTACATCTCTTGAGTGACGGTGGCGGTCAGTTTTATCAAGCGATAGTTGTTACCCGTTGTCAGATTGCTACTCCATTTATTATAGAAAGGGTGATACAAATTCCAGTTGGTCCATGTCCAGGCATTTTGACTATCCAAGATTGGACCTTGAAGTTTCATAGTACGAGACGTTACAGCGGGGTCAAAGGTAATCTCATCCGCTGAGACATGAACATATAAATGAACTTTTGATCCAACATAAATTCCACTACTATCCCCAAATTGCACTCTTCCTAAAGAGGCTATCCAGTTACTATTGGTATTTATCGTCTGATAAGCACTCCATCTGTCTGAAGTACCAGCTATTAAGTTGCGATGCGAAACTGAGGTAGGGATTCTGCTTTCCGTTTGACTGATTCGCTGGGTAAAACTATCATAGGTGGTTCTAACCAAATTCTGCACACTAGTTGTCGTCGCATAGGGCTGGAGAGAACTGCTGGTTAGATAGCCACGACCCATAATATTTGAATCGACCTGTGACTTGGTTTGGTAGCCTTTTGAGTTAATTGCAGATTCAACTTGCGTACTCGTCAGTCGTTGTTCGATTTGCCCAGCCTGTGTTCGGATAGTGGTTTCCGCACTTGCTACTCGACCGCTCAAATTATTAAAATCCGTCTTTGCGACTTTCTGTGAGATGGCATCATTGGCAATAGTTAGCTCAGACTTGGTCTGACTAATCATTGTCGCATTGCTAGTTGCTTTTGAAAGGGCTGCTTCTGCCGTAGATTTCACACCGTCCACAAAGGTCTTGTCAGCTTTAAGTAAAATGGACTGGGTCGTTTGATTAATACTTGTCGTATGATTCTCAACTGTACTCTTGAGATTGTCATAGTCCATTTTAGATACTTTACTAGCCACATCACCCAACAATTGCCTGATTTGGGTTTCAGCATTCATCATTTTATTCTCAGTATGAGTAAGCTTTGTAGACAGCTGAGTTTGGCCCTCAGCTGTCTGAGTAATTAGTGTTCTGGTTTGACTGAGATCTGTGATTAAGTCTTCAGGAGCAGGTGACCAGTCAGTAGGCATAGAAGAAAGTTCAAACTTTGGTCTTCCAGCTAAGGCATTTCCTCTGACTTGCACAAAAAGATTGAGCTTTGCTACACTAACAACCGATACACCATCAGGAATACGAACCGTTCGGTATATTCGCTCGCGAGGTTGGGTTGCTGAAACAACTTTATAGCAGTTTAGATAGAGAGGATTGCCATTGGATAAAGTCAAGCGTAGCTCGCATCCTATCCTAGACTGTCCTCTTTCATCAGGCGACAGATTTTCCCCCTTGATATCAACGCTGATCGTCACAAACTTTCCTGCCTGAGCATAGTCGATAAAGTCCGAAGCACTATCTAGAAACTTACTCCCGGATGTAATATAAGTATCACTTTTTAGTATGTAATTTCGACCACCAAAATCAACTGGAATCTTAGCTACGGTCTCTCGAATCTCAGTTGTTATCCGATTCCCCAATTGCGTAATCGTTGACTCTGCAGTTTCGATTCTCTGTTTTGCTTGGTTAAAATCGCTAGTCTTAACACGCTGGGAAATTTGGTCTGCTTGCGTTTGAATCATGGATTCTGCACTAATTACTCGACCAGTCAGACCATCCACCAGTTGCTTACTCGCAAGTAGTTTTATATCCTCCTTGGTTTGTGTGAGATTGGTAGTGACAGTTGCCAACTGTCCACCTATCAGTGATTTTGCTACATCAACCAATCGACTCGCCTCAGAGATAGCTTGTGATTTTGCTGTCGCAATTTTTAACTCTGTTTGACTACGCTCCGTCGAAGTCAAGCGGTTAGCTTCTTGAATCGCATCGAGCTTGGCTTGTTCTGCCCTTCTGAGAGCTTCAGTTGCCCCAGTTTGAGCCTGTACTGCCTTTTGTTTGGCTTCTGTGGCTAGGTTGGTATTTACCCCAGCCTTTGCCAATAAATCACGAGTTGTGCGTTGCTGTTCCTCTTCTTGTTGCAGCATCTGTTGGTGAATAGAAGAAAGCTCACTATCAATGCTAGCCTTTAATCGATCCGCATAGACCTCCCCATGACTTTGAGCCTGAAGGATTGTATTATCAATGGCTACTTGACGTTTCTCAAATTCTGCATCAAAGGCTCTGTTGGCATTCTCAATGGCAATTTCAACGGCAACATCCTCACTCCGCTTATTCCCTTCAAGGAGATTATTTGCTAGGGTAGTCAAGCTTCCGCCAGTTTTACCTGTACCGATACTTGCCTTATCATCAAACGTGATAGAGCGGTAATTCTTAGCTAGAGGATCATAATCATAAGCAAGGGCTTTCTTCCTCACATCAATGCCGTGTAGCTTGCTTTTTAAAGTCACTGTATCGCCTAGATGAACTGTTTGACCATCTAATTCAAATGCCTCAATGATGATGGCATCTTTGGGCTTATCAATACCCTCTAAGCGAAACTTGCTACTAGCCCACTCTATTAACTCTTGACGAGTTCTGACACTATTATTTGTATAGGTCACTTCATTGATGAAAGGATAAGAGTTTATCAACGGACTGTCTACAGTTACTTGAAGGACAGCTTCCCTATCCTGACCCTCTTGTTTAAAGCTTGAAGTGGCATGGATACGAGTGATAATCTGTGAACTTTCTTTCGTTCGCTGATACTTTTTCAAATTGTAGTGAGTAGAGATAACAACTCCACGGTCCTGTCCTCGCTCACTCTTAATTGATAAGGCAAGGTTATCTCGAACCAGTTCTCCCTCCCAAGTTCCAAGGATAGAGTGTTTACCATCCATCAGGCTGGAGTACAGCGTCTGTTCCTTGTCCGTTGTATAGGTTCTATTCTTGACAATGTCACTGGTAAAAGAAAAATCTCCAAGTGGAGACTTGCTTGCCATGACCATGCTTGATAGTGCTGTTGCACAAGGTACCTGTTCACACCTAAATGGAGATACCAACCTAGTCATGACGTCATCTGATATATGATAGGCCACAACTTCAAGACTGGTGTCTCCTTCAATGACTTTCTTAATCCTAAACAACTGGTGTCCCAATACTGGAACTGGGCTACGAACGAGGTAGTCCTCTTTTAACTCTCGAAATAGTCCGCTGTCTGTGATTGGATAGGTAAAATTTAGGACAAAATCCCCATTCAAGGTTTCTTTAACGCTTGCCTTTATGGTCTCTGGGAGTGGTTTCCCATGCCATTTTGCCGTTCGAACGGTTTTGTCTAATAAAGATAGCACTAAGCCCACCCCCAATTCATTTCTATTGTTAATGATGTAATGCCAGCACCTAAGACAACTCCAACCGAGTCATTTCTGGCCGCATCAATGGAAATAAAATCGCCAGACCATTTTACAGGCTGACCTCTTTGTGTCTTAAAACTTGGCTGACTAGGATTATTATCCATAATGAGTGTTTCTTGTAATCGCTCCAAGCGGATGACATCATCCCCAATCGTAAAGCTAGTTTCACTAGTCGAGTTGCCACTTATGGTAATCTTTGGAAAAGCAATGGCTGAACCTTGACTTCTAAAAGTACCACTAGTCCTAAACACCTGCGAGGTCGTCGTTTTGAACCACTTGGTTGGGTGACAAGAAAATGTAACCTTAAACTCATACACCCCCAGCTTATCCTTTTGAACTGGAGTATGGTGTACCTTGTAACACCAAAAGCGTATGGTCTTGAAACTAGCGTTCTCAAGCCAAAATCCTTCTTTCAAAAATAGCTTCAAAAAGGATAATAACTGTTCTTCACTAGGTTTTACAAGATAGAGGGTGTAGCTCAGTTCCATGACACTTCTGCGAGGATTGGTTTGAAGAACCGCTCCTGACAGGCCTTGGTGTTCTATCAATTGCGTCTTACTTTCACTTACTGTGATTGAAGGACTATCTTCCACGATTACCTTAAAAGGAAAAGAACTCGTGGACACTCCACCAATGGTTAATGCATTATGTTTAATCATGGTTTCACTCCTCTCAATCCTTGTTGACGTTCTAATTCATACACTAGTTTTTCTCCAACCATCTCCGCTAGTCGGTGAAGGTCAGTTTCTTCTCTTATCGTATTTCCAGTAATGGTGATGTGAATGGTTGGTAAATTGCTTGTCATGGTCTTTGCGATTCCTCGACCAATTGCACCCAATGTTTGTTCATTCAAGGGCAAGACTGCTTCTTTTCCAGCCTCACCTCCAACCATTAGGCTATTGCCATTCATTCCAAATGCAGTGGGCTTGGTTAAAATTCCACCTTTGGCATACCAATCAATGGAGATTCTCGGAATACCGCCCTTCAACCAATCGAGTGGATTGGCAGAACCTGATACTCGAAAATGAGGAAGGGGAATATGTGGCCATCTGATTTGGAAGTTAAAAAGATTTTTAATGGCATTGATGGCATTACTCACGGCATCTCTTGCACCATTGATAGCACTTGAAATGGTATTTTTCACACCGTTCCAAACAGATGAAACTGTATTGGATATCCCATTCAGAATATTGGATACGGTACTACTGATACCATTCCATATGGTTGATACTGTTGAACCAATCGCAGACATAACACTGGAAATTGTCGACTGAATAGCTGACCAGATAGATGAAATGACAGAACTAATGGCAGATAGTACATTTGAGATGGTATGCTTGATACCTGTCCAAGCAGTTGAGATGTACTGGGCGATGAAATTGAGGGCTAAGGAAATAAGGGACTTGATGCCCTCCCATGCTATCGACAAGACCTGTTTGATGGTTTCCCAAGCGCCAGTCCAATCACCAGTGATAACCTGCATGACTGCCTTGATGATACCAAGTACCACATTGATAGCAGTCTCGACCACAATCTTTATCATCTCCCAAGCGGCTGTGATGATGAGTTTGATATTCTCCCAACTTGCTTGGATGAGCGGTCCAAGAATAGTCATCACCGTTTGAATAACCGTATTGATGGCATTCCATACCGTGGTTGCAGCATTTAGAATCAATTGCTGGTTTTCAGTCCACCATGTGGTTAGCGTTCCCCAGATGGACATAACAAAACTAGAAATCTGCTGGATGATCATGGACAGAAAGGCATAGATACTATTCCAGATTTCCGTCACAGCCGTTCGAAAGCCTTCGTGATTCGTCCAGAGTTCTTTTAACCCAACAATCAGTAAGGTAATGGCAGCTACAATACCAACAATAATCCCCACAATCGGCAAAAATGCCGTTATCATTCCAACAACGGTTGTCCCCATAGCGGCTGCCGCAACCTGTAAGCCCAAGAAAATAGGAAGTAACATACCTACCACGGCTAAAATACCTGTGAAGATAATGACGACTTCCTTGATGGGACTGGATAAGTTGGTAAACCAAGTCGCTAGTTGACTAATAATGTCTGCCAAACTTTGGAAGACTGGAATAAGGATCTCCAGAATCGGTTGACCGATTGCTGCTAGAGCATTAGTTCCAGACTGTCTTAAGTTACCCAGAACGTTTTCCAGTCCATCTGATTCCCTTGCAGCTTGTCCCAAGGCTCCAGAGAGTTCATTGCCGTCCTCTACCATTTGAAGGAGGGTTAACTGCTTCTGAGCTTCTGATAGTTCATTGAAGGACTTTCCATAGAGCTTGTTCGCCGCTGCATTACGAGTGGTTTCTGTCGCAGAAATACCTAGAGCTGCGTCATTTTCATAGTTTCCTTTGAGGAAGGACTGCAGGTTTTCGGTGACTTCTTCGATGGATTTGTCGTAAAATGCTGCCCCATCAGCCGCTGCTCTGGTGGCACGAGTGGTCAGATCCAAAGCCTGAGCCGTATCCATTCCAGAGGTTTTGGCAAAGGAAGCCATCTGAGTGAAGGAGCCTTGAAGACGCTCTGGAACAATGTCCATCTCTTCCCCAATCTTATTGAGGGCATCCTTAGCAGCATTCTCCATATCCCCAAATACTGTAGAGAATTGGGCATTGCTGGCTTGAAGTTGAGCTGCCGCAGACATGGACTCTGTTCCGACTTCGAAGATTTTCTGAGAGATGTCTGCTAGCTTCTCACTGGTTGCTTGAAGTGCCTCAGCCCGAATGGTGTCAGACATGGCTTTCATACCATCTTGAGCACCATCGGCAGAGGATTTGGTCTCATCCATCTCGTTGTTCAAGTTATTGAGAGCGGTCTTTGCTTGGTTCAACTCAGCCTCCATCTTATTGGCTTCAATGGAATTCTCACCATATTCACTCTTTGTCAGGGCTAGTTGCTTTTCGAGATTGGAAATTTGTTTAGAAACAATTTCTGACTGTGCTCCGATCTTTTGTTGGGCTATGGCATTGCGTTCTGCTTCGGAACTATTGGATGACAAAGCACTTTCTTGTAACTCAAATTGAGACGTGACCTTGTTCATCTCACTTGCTAACTGCCCCTGCTCCACTTGGAGTTTATCTAATTGTTGAGCCGCTGAACTACTTGCTCGACCGTGATTCTCAAGTGTTGATGACACATCAGCTAACTTAGTTTCATAGGACGTTAGCAGCCTTTGAGTAGTTTCCACCTCACGTTGAAAGGCACGGTACTGGTCTGCCCCAATATCCCCAGCCTTAAATTGAGCTTCCACCTGTGATTGGGCTTGACGGAGCGTTGCCAATTTTTCTTTGGTTGTCTCGACTTGTTTTGCCAAGACTTCCTGCTTTTGAGTAAGGAGGGTGACATTGCCTGTATCAAACTTGAGAGCCTTATCAATTTGTCTTAGTTCTTTGGTAGCTTCAGATGCTTGTTTGTTCACACCCTTTAGGGCATCTTGTAAGGGTTGGGTATCGCCACCAATTTCAATTGTAATCCCCTTTATGTTTCCAGCCATAGTCCCTCCTTTCTACCATCAGAAATTATCAAAATCAGCTTGAGTTGCCGGGCGTGTTTGAGAAGTTTCTCGAGTACGCATCTCCACATAGTCCGTTTGATAGTCAAGTGCCATTCCAATAGAGATATGTTTTAAATCGTCAATGGTCAGACCAGTCTCCTTACAACAGGAGAAATAACTCTCTACTGTGAAGATTTCTTCACTCGCTGTTTCTGTTTCATCTGCTTTTTTCTGGTTGACATCCCTTGGTTCAACATATTCATCAAGACAGGGGCTACTTCCTGAACTGGAAATTCCTCCAATTCCATGAAGAAATCCACAAAAGGTTTCACACGAGGATTGGCAGATTTGGCAAAAACCCAAAAAAGACGATGGAAAAAGGTCATATCAAAGTCAGATAAGATAGACACATCAACCTGACTTGCCTTGAGTTCTTCCCCTTCCTCCAGCTGGTCTAGCTTATCCAAGATAGCTTGACTATTGACCATAGAAAAGAGATCTTGGAAATAGTCCTTACCAAACTGCTCTTTATAAGCAATTGGTGTGTAGGCATTGGTTGCTAACTCGTAGGTTGTTCCTGCTATGGTAATACTTTCTCTCATTGCCTACTCCTTACTTACGAGGTTCAAAAACTGCCTTGAACCAGTTTTGACGAATCTCATCACTCGTTTCCTCCGTTGTTCGTCGACGTACAACCTTATCAAGAGGGCGAGGACTGGCAGTAAAGGTCAACTCTACCTCATTGATATCTGAACCAGACTTGGTTTTTGAACCAACTGTCGGTCGAGATGCGTAACAATAATACAAAACGTGTAATGTTTCTTTTTTATCCCCTTCAAAACGGAACATCAACGCAAAATTTTTCTTTTCGCTGTTTGCGATTTCTGAAATGGTATTTGTCGTCGCATCCAACTGTTCTCCAAGGACTCGAGTCAAAAATTCTTGCGTTAGAAGAGCAACTTTTAGCGTTCCTTCATAACCATCGTTTGACTCAGTAGTATAAAAATTGATATTGTCTGCCTTATAAGAACCCTTGTCGCCTGTTGGTTCTAGGGTTAATTCTGCAGCACCACGAAGGCGTTCTACATTGCCGTATGTCAACGCACCATCAGAACCTTCGCTTGTAACTTCTGCCCAATGGACATCTTGTAGTCCAAAGGTGACCTTATTCTTTTCAGCCATATTATCCTCCATGTAATGTGATGTAATAGGTTATTTGATAGAGTTTCTCAGATGAGATATAGGTCTCTACTTTTTCAAAATAAATAAGGTGGCTGTCAAATAATGACTCCACCTTTTGTTCAGTTGCTAAATCTTTCTTAGTAGTATAGAGTTCCACTTGCAGATTATTCTGCTTATGATAGGTCCAATTGTCTGCACCATGATTTTCTGATTCAGTCACTAAATAAACCAGATACGGTGGTCTTGGACGACTCCCTTCTTCAAAATGATGGTAAGCGAGGGGGAGCTGTAATTCTTTGAGAATGGAGTACATTTCGCTCAGTAACATGTCTTATCACACTCGCTTTCTCAGCTTTTCTTCTAAGGTTCGTATCGCTTGTTTCTCAACGGGAGCGATATGCTTAATTCCCTCAACTCGCCCGCCAGAGCTTTTTGCATGACCATTTTCTAATAGATGCGTCAGGCCTGGCGTTCGATTATGAATGGTTTTGGTTAAACCTGTACTGGTATCAATCGTTGCTTTACTCTTCCACCCTTTGGCATAGGAACCACTCTTTCTAGGTGACATTGCTTTCAAGGTTTCAATGGATTCATCTGTGACTTCCTCTACAACTTCACGCATCACCTCTGTTGTATCCTCAACAAATTCTGCCAGCTCATTTGCGATGGCAGTTTCTAGTGCATCTAGTTCAATTCTAGTCATAACTCTCCTCCCTAATGGCGACGATGTAAATTAGTTGTCGTGGCACTGTATCTCCATCAATCGACTCAATCTCATAGGTTTGACCACGAAATTGAATGCGAGTCGTTAAGGAATGAAGTCCAAGAATTGCCTTTTCATACCTGAGGGTGAACTGGACTTTCTCTTGATCCAGTTTCGTCACACTACCGTCCCTTTCGGTCAAGGTGAGAGGACGACAAGAGCACCACCGTTCAAATAAAGGGAGCCATGTCGAAGTTTCATTACCAATCTCATCTTGAACAATCTGTCGAACATGAAATGACAAGCGTTCTCTCAGAGGTGCAATCTTCATCAGAACACATCCTTTCGTTCAGCCAACAACAAGTGATAGAGAGTCTCCTTCAACTCCTTATGATTTGCATCTTCTCTATGTTCATAAAGATAGGCAACCCCATATAGGATTGCCGTCTTTAGAACATCTGAATAGGTCGATTGACGCAGAATATCTTCACAGAGTTGTTGACAGGTTTCAAGCAACTGCTCAATCAGCCCATCCTCATCCTCGTGTTCCACTTTAAGATACTGTTTTGCTTCTGCTAAACTAACCATGACTACTTAGCCTTTACTGTTAGTGTCTTCACGGCTTCAGGTAGGACTAACTTGCCATCAACACGTTGTGAAGCAAGAAAACCAATCTGTCCATTATTGGCATAGAGTTCGTTCAGACGTTTGAAGGTACGTCCCTGACGGTCCGCAATCCAATAATATGAGAAATCACCAAATGCAATGGCCTTGTTTCCTGCTTCAGGAAGTGGAGCAAAGGTTGATGTATAGTATGGACGATTTAGAATCAAATCTGGTTGTCCAGCTTGAGTGGATGGCTGCCAAATGTAATTGCCATTATTATCTTTGAGTTTACGGATAGCTTTGACAGTCGTATCATGTAAAATCCAAACTGCGTTCTTACGATATGGTGCTGGTAGAGAATGATACAATTCAATCATGTCATCAAAGGTAATATCCTTTGTAGCAGTCGTTGGACCTGTAACTTCTGCCTGAGTAAAGATACCTGTCGGTTTCTTAGAACCATCACCAATCAAGAATGCCTTTTCTTCTTCCGTTCCAATACGACGAGCAAATTCAGCTGTCATATAGGACTCAAGGTCAAAGACTGAATCGTTAAGCAACTCTTCTGAAATACGAATGGCAGTACCAATCTTATGAGAGTCGAGTGTCACCTGACCAAAGGTTTCTTCTGTTTCTGGATATAAACCATTTTCATCCATCCATGAGGCTGATCCATGTCCAGTCACAACAGGAATCTTTCGCTCACCACTAGATGTTTTGATAACAGTCGCAAGGCTACGGAAGAAATTCTCTTCTTGTAATCCTTGAACTAGTTTCTTCTCATACTCATCAGGAACCAGATGACCACCTTCGGTATCTTCCCCAACTCGAAGGACGTCTTTAACATCAAAGAAGTGACGCTTACGGACACTTGTCCAAAATGTCTTGGCATAGCTATCTGAAGCCACACCCTTCTTTTCCTCTTCAGTAGTCTTGTCATTCAGAACTGTAGTGGGCTGCCCAATTAGAGCCTGTGAGGCTGGTTGAGAAAGTTCAAGGTCAATCTTTTCTTGTCGCTCCAACCGGGCAATCTCTTGATTGTAGAGGTTGATTTTTGCTTCCATGTCATCATAGCGTTTAGAATCCTCCTCTGATACCAGTCCATCTTCTGAGCGAACAGAATCAAGGAAGGTTTTTGCTTGTTGCCAAGCTAGGTTACGTTTTTCTTTCAATTCAAGTAATTTAGACATCAGTTCATTTTCCTTTCGTTATTTAAGCAAATTCAATCGTTTTTCCAACTGATTGATCGGGATTGTTTTCTTTGGTTGTTGGACTCCAAGTTTCGCCTGCATTTTGACAAGTAAATCTTGTTGGGCAGCAGTTCGACTGAAAGAATAACTCTCAGTCTCCATTCTATGTTCCTCTTGTTTGTCAAAGAGAATCTTGTCTGCAAAGCCCAGTTCAACAGCCTTTTTGGCATTGAACCAAGACTCTGAGTCCATGAGGTGTGATAGCTTGGTTCTTGAAAGTCCTGTTCTTAGTTCATAGGCATTGATGATGGATTCCTTAATTTCTCCCAACATTTCAATGACTTTCTGCATATCTTTGGCTTCACCTTGTGCCACTGTCCAAGGATTGTGTATCATCATCATGGCTACTGGACTCATAGAAACCGTTGTACCTGCCATTGCAATGACACTAGCAGCACTTGCGGCCAATCCATCAATCACTACATGGACATCACCTTTGTAATCCATCAACATGTTATAGATTTGAGCAGCCGCAAAAACATCACCCCCTGGACTATTAATCCAAAGGGTGATGTCTCCGCTTCCTGCATGTAAATCATTTTTAAATACTTGTGGCGTGACTTCATCGCCAAACCACGTCTCTTCAGCAATCTGTCCTTCAATACGAAGTGTTCGACCACTATCATCTTCTGTAAAATTCCAAAACTTATGCATCCATATCCTCCTCATATTGAGTTTCTTGTTCTAACGTTGCTTGTTTCATAAAGCCACCCGCATCCTTCAGTTTCGTCATATTGCCGTTTATCAAGTAGAGATTGCCTCCTTCCTCATCTGAAAGGAGATTCAAGTCCTCAAGTTCACGAATATCATTCGTCGATAGCCAGCCATTTTGTCTCCCAATCGCATAGCCGTTCATACGACTCTGATAATCGCCACGAAGAAGACCATCTACATTGAACTTCACAAAGTAGGTTTTCTTTTCTTCAGGTAAAAAAAGAGACCTCTTGAAAGCCTGTTCGAGACGAACTACCCAAGGGTCTAAGGTGTATTTAACAAATTCTAGAGATTGTTGCTCAATGTTTGAAAATGAGGATTTCTCCAAGTCACCAACCATATGAGGTGGAATGCGATAGAGCCTTGCAATTTCATTGATTTGAAATTTTCTTGTCTGAAGAAACTGAGCTTCTTCAGGTGGTATGCCTACTTGAGTGTATTTCATCCCTTCCTCAAGTACTGCCACCTTATGTGCATTGGTTACCCCATTATAGACTGCATTCCATGAATCTCTCACACGTTTTGGATCTTTGAGAATACCTGGGTGTTCCAAAACGCCACCTGGATTTGCACCATTTTTAAAGAATGATGCTCCATAGTTTTCCGTAGCCAATGTCATACCGATAGCATTTTTGGCAAGGGCAATTGGAGAATAACCGATCAAGCCATCAAAACCCAGACCAGGAACGTGGAGAACATCTTCTGCTCTCAAGATAGCATCACCCTTTTCCTTAAAGTTAGGATTTTCTTCTGACTGACGCTTGTATTTGTAATAGAGCTTTCCGCTTTCGTCCCGTTGAACAGACATCTTATCTGGTAAGAGTGGGTAAAGACTGATTACCTGTCCACTCCTATCTCGGATAATCTGGACATAGGCATTGCCCCATATCAGAAGATGGGTCATCAAGGTTTCTCTAAAGACAAAGGATGACATCTCAGGGTTAGGTTCATCATGTAAGAGAAAATAAAGGGGATGTTCCACCTTCTTCTCCTTTCCAGTTGCCGTTCTCTCATATACATGAATGGGTAATGAAGCAACTGCTTCAGCTAAGATACGGACACAAGCATACACAGCTGTCGTCTGCATAGCTTTAAACTCATCCACATTCTCCCCACTGGTCGTTCGTCCAAACAGATATGAGAAGTCCTGACCTTCATAACTATTTCGTGGTTTATCTCTAGCACGCTTACGTCCCAGTAAATCTAGTAATCCCATACTTCCTCCTTTTGAGTACGAAAAAAGCACCTCAATTGAAGTGCTTTTCGTTTATTCTTAGATGGTTTTCATCTCTCCTTCTTCAAGAAGATACCATGTTCTATCACTTTCTTGAAGTTATATCCTCAATAAGAAAAGTTTTAATGATTCCGAATGTATTCTAATATTGCATCATAATCTAATTCTGATGAAGCTACTCCAAGCCCTAGCTTCACTACTTCTTCATCAGTCTGATTTAATACAATGCCATTTAATTTTAGGAAAATAATCATGACAAACACTCCAATTCGCTTGTTCCCATCAAGGAAGGCATGATTATTAACTAGCGAATAACAAAGTCTAGCAGCCTTTTCTTCAATACTTGGATACTTCTCAACACCAAAATAAGTACTAAAAGCTGAAGATAGTGAAGATTCTATTAAACCAACATCCCTAACACCACCTAACCCCCCAGTAGCTTGAATTAACCTAGTGTGTAATTCAATAACCTGTTCAACAGTTAATACTTTCATTTTGCCAATTCCTTAAATGCATCAAGATGGCGTGATAAAACTGAAGTCGCGACTTCATCCAAAGTTGATTGTTCAACAACCGTAGGGGTTGCCTGTTCCTCTTTAATTAGACTCTGATAGTCCACTAATACATACTTTGGTGTGTTATTTTTCAATATTACTGCAGTACCATTCGTATCGACCATACGAGCTACCTTAGAAAAGTTTTGATTTGCTTCAGAAATAGAGACTAAGTTTTCAATATTGATTTGCATTGTAATATCCTCCTTTTCTCTATTCTACCACTTTTTAGGATATATTCAACCTATTTAGGTTATTTTCATCCTAAAAACTCAATATACCACGTTCATCATAGACACTCCCTTCATCAGTTTGATGACGAATACAACGGTCCAGTCCCATTATGAGTGCTACAATACCGTCAATTTTCTCGACTGACTTTTCCTTATCTGGCTTGATATTGCCAGCGGGGTCTTGTCTCATGACTACGTTTTGTCCCATCCATTTCAGAACAGGATGCCCACCATGTTGAATCTTGCCTTCCATCATTAGTTTATAGAGTTCCTTAGATGGTGGACTCATATCCTTGTATCCCTGACCAAAAGGCACCATGGTCAAGCCCATCCCTTCTAGATTCTGAACCATCTGCGTCGCATTCCAACGGTCATAGGCTATCTCCTTGATATGATAGATTTCCGATAAGTCTTCTATAAATTTTTCGATAAAACCATAGTGAACAACATTTCCCTCCGTAGTTTTGATGTAGCCCTGACGCTCCCAAACATCATACAGAACATGGTCACGTCGACATCTCAGTTCCAGTGTATCCTCAGGTAGCCAAAAGTATGGCAGTACGATATAATTTTCCTCTTCAAATCTAGGAGGAAATACCAAGACAAAAGCTGTTATATCGGACGTACTAGAAAGGTCTAGCCCTGCATAGCAACTACGACCCTTGAGGTTTTCATATTGAATAGGAGCATTTCCCTTAGCATAAACATGTTCTGGAATCCAAGCAACACTGGAACTTGTCCACATATTTAGACGGAGCTGCTTAAAGACATTTTCTTCAGCAGGATTGTCAAGTGCCTGTTGGTACGCTTCTCTAACACGGTCAATCCCAATAGTATGCCCTAGTGAAGGGTTGGCTCTTCTCCAGTTTGCTTCATCATTCCAATCATCTTCATCGGATAATCCATAAACCACTGGATAGAATGATGTGTCCTTCTTTCTACCATTCAGAATATCCAATGCTTTAGTATGCAATTCATAACAGATGGAGTTCCTATCCGTTCCAGCTGTTGTGATAATAAAAAAGAGAGGTTGTTCCCTTGCGTCTCCTGATCCCTTGGTTAATACATCATACAAATGTCGATTTGGCTGAGTATGGATTTCATCAAAGACCAAGCCAGATACGTTTAGTCCATGTTTTGTCCCAGTCTCTGCTGAAAGAACTTGGTAAAACCCAGCGTTAGAATAATTTACAATACGCTTGGTAGCACCCATTATCTTAGAACGCTTTTCCAAGGGGCGACTCATCTGCACCATCTGCTTGGCTACATCAAATACGATTGACGCTTGGTTTCGGTCACAAGCCGCACCATAAACTTCTGCACTGGCTTCATTATCAGCATAAAGCAGATAAAGAGCGATAGCTGCTGCTAGCTCAGACTTGCCATTCTTCTTTGGAATTTCTATATAGGCTGTTAGGAATTGACGGTTGCCATCCTCCTTGACAATTCCAAATAGGTCACGGACAATCTGTTCCTGCCACGGTAACAAATCAAATCGCTTTCCTGCCCACTTCCCTTTGGTGTGAGAAAGGTTATTGATAAATGTTACTGCCCTATCAGCCTTTGCCTTATCATAGTGTGAGGTTGGAAGCATGAATGGACTTGGTTCATAATGATAACTCATAAAATTCCTCCTAACAAATCTTCCATTTCATCACCAGTCCCAACTTCCGAATCCATCGTAGCTAATCGGTTTCGTGCCGAAGGTGTCAAACCAAATTGTTCACAGAACTTAAGCATGATTTTGAGATTAGTCTGGCTGATAGAGACTTGAGGGACTTGTTGGAGATAGCCATTCGGGGTTTTGATAATGGATCCATGCTTGGAAAGGAACTCTTCTGCCTCTTTCCAGCGAGCGTAAGCTTGACAATATCCTGCAAATGCAGTCATGTCCATTTCGGTTAAAATTCCCATCTGTTCGAGAATTTTTCCCATCCGTTTCCACTCCTTCTTTGCATCATCTTCAAGCCACTGCGGGCAACGTGGGGCTTTTTGTTTAGGTTTGACTTCATTTGTAGGAAGTGGTCGCTTACCAGGATTTCCCTCAAGTATTTTCATATTCGTTGGTTTTGGTTTTCGCCCCCTGATTGCCACAATCTCACCTCCTTTAGAGTAATAAAAAAGAACTCAATTCGAGCTCCTTCCTAAAGTTCATTAAAGTTATCAAGAACAGCCTGACAAACTGTTCTATCAATATCATCCATGCAATCTATTTCGTTCCCATATCTATATTGCTTGATATATTCACCATCACGTTTTATTGTCAGAATTCTAATCCAAGCACCGTCAATATTTCTCGAGTCTGTTGTATCTTCACGGAGAAACTCACAAACGTAATGTTGGTCTCCAACCGTTCGAGTCATAATTTCCCACTTCTCACAATACCTTTTCTACGACATCAATTCCATACAAAACATTTAGGCAACTGCCGTTTTCCCACTTAACTAAGAGAGAGCCAATGTCGTCCACTCCAATCACAGTTCCAATCGTTCCTTTAGGAACTGGATGTGGGTCATCCATTCTAACTAATCTAACCTTCGTCCCAACAGGATATATTGTTTTTAGGTAGTTAAACATTTTTGCGTCCATGCCATTCTCCAAACATATCGAATGCCCATTTAACAGCGTGACCAAGATCCGTAACAATTATTGATTCCTTGTATATGCGGTTAAGTCGGCATTCAAATAGTTCAAATTCTTCAAGGCTGTCAACGATTTCGTAAATCTCAACTACTGTTTCTTTGTTTCCTTTGGATGCAACGATGACCCATTCCTTGTAAGGAATGATGCTTGCGGTTGTTGGGTAGATTTCATAGAGTTTTTCAAGTGTTGTTGTCATTCTTTTGTTCTCCTCTTCTTTTGTTGTGTACATATTAACTCTAAAGGAGATTTATATCCAGTCATTTATGGAATATTTTGAAGATATATTTGATAATTATTCGTTTGCCAATATGGAAGTCGCTTCAGCAAAGGTCAAAGTCTGTCCATCACGCAATACCGTCACGTTTTCATTTCCAATTGACTCTATATAACGTTTGACAATGACATCCACAAACTTCTCATCCAACTCAATGCCGTAACAAACCCTTCCAGTTTGGTCTGCGGCCATTAGGGTCGAACCAGAACCAAGGAATGGATCAAGAACAAGCGTTCCTCGCATCGATGAATTTTGAATAGGATAGGCCATGAGCGGAATTGGTTTCATTGTTGGGTGGTCTTTACTAGATTTTGGACGGTCATATTCCCAAATGGTTGTTTGTTTACGGTCACTGAACCATTGATGTTTACCCTTTTGTTTCCAGCCAAAGAGACATGGTTCATGTTGCCACTGGTAGGGACTACGTCCGAGGACAAGTGAATTCTTCTTCCAAATGCAACACCCACTGAGATAGAAGCCTGCTTCTTTAAATGCCTTACGGAAGTTCAATCCTTCCGTATCCGCATGAAATACGTAGATTGAGGCATCAGCTTCCATATGCTTTTCTACTTGAGTAAACATAGAAAAGAGAAACTGGTAAAAGTCACTATCCGTCATATTGTCGTTGAGAATCTTTCCAGCTGTTTCTTCTACATCAACGTTATAAGGAGGATCTGTCACAACTAAATTGGCCTTTTTATCACCTAACAGTCGGTCATACGTTTCAGCTTTAGTTGAATCACCACAAATCACTCGATGCTTACCAAGTTGCCAAATATCCCCTCGTTTTGAAATGGTGGGTTTCTTTAATTCCTCTTCAACATCAAAATCATCATCTGATAGGTCTTTATCATGGACATTTGATAGGATGTCATCAATTTCTGGTGGTTCAAAACCAGTTAGGTCGAGATTGAAATCCGACTCCTGTAAATCCAAAAGCAAGTCCGCCAAAAGTTGGTCATCCCATTGACCGGTGATTTTATTAAGGGCAATGTTTAATGCCTTTTCATCTTCCTTGGATAAATCGACAATGACACATTTGGCAGTTTCATAGTCTAAGTCCTTCAAAACAGTTAATCGTTGATGACCACCAATTACCGTCAAGTCTTTATTGACGATAATGGGGTCAACGTAACCAAACTTGAGTAGGCTTTGCTTAATCTTTTCATACTCCTTATCACCCTTTTTGAGTTTTTTTCGAGGATTGTAAGAGGCTGGTTGTAGTTCAGATAATCGAATCTCTCTAATTTCCATTGTTGGTTGACTTGGCATTGGTTTCTCCTTTATAAAAGCGTGATTGGATGTAACACGAATGGCTACAATATTTTCTAATTGGATTGGCATAAGATAAAAATGACCTGCCACATTGTTGGCAAGTCAATTCTTCATAAGCGGTTTTTGATTTATCGTGTTCGTCAGAATGAGTGGTCCACCAAACCTTACGACATTTATCCGAACAGAACTTCTTCGGTCTACCTATTTTGTGAGTTTTAAGTGCTTGATAACACTGTGGGCAACGAAGTCCATCATTCTGGTCGGCTTTTGCCATCTGCTTAGTAACAGCACCATGACCAAGCAATGCTGGATTTCGTTTACAGTATTTCTTAACGGAATCTCTAGACAGTCCTGTAGCCTTACCGATTAAGCCATAGCCAAGACCTTCTCCTCGCATTTTCCAGATTTGTTTGCGTTGACTTTCGTCCATTTGTTTTCCTTTCAAACAAAAAAGGACTAAAAACAACTATTTTCACCATTGTTTCTAGCCTTTTTCACTATTATTATTACCAAAATTACATACTAGGGAACGCTACATCCCCACACTGGAAACGTGATAACGGTGGGAAGGAACGTCAAAATGAAGCGATTTTAATGTACCCGCTTGCGAATTTTGCGAAATTGCACGTTTGAGGGGGCGTCGGTCTTAGTCTCCCAAGGGTTTAGAGATTTCATCCCC